GCTGGATCGCTCATGACGGGAGAGGGTGTGAATGCCATATTAAAATACCAATATATCTGCAGTGGCGGGTCCACTACATGTTAGAGTTAAAGTTAATGGTGCTTTAGGTGCACTCCTATAAACTGTAATAGCTGCATTAATGTCTGAAACAATCCATCCTTGAAGAGTAGAGACAAGCCCTGTGTTGATTACATTCACTCCAGTTACTAAACTAACTCCCTTTAATACAATGGGGTTTGTAGTGGGGTTATTGAGCACTGGGTTGAGCTGAGATGCCCAACGAGTCTGCATCATACTAAGCTCTTGGATGCTAGTTTGAAACACAGGTAAAGCCATTAGATAGTGATCCTCAGCTTTTTAGAGAGTTCATTGATAATCTGCTGTTTGCCCATCTTGATGCCTATATCCATACCCCTTTTGGCACCTGCTATAGCGCACATAAAGCCTGATACAGCGGCTGTTGCGACTAAGATAGAGGCTAGGAGGGTAATTCGTAATTGAATCATCTGTATCCACCGATTGGGCCGCCTCCGCCATAACCACCAGAAGAAGTTCCCCAACCCCCGCCTTGGCGGACATTGGTAATTGTATCTGGACGGCCCGCATCTCTATTTGATGCTGATTCTTCTATGCGGAGTTTAAGGAATGCAATCTCCGCATCAAGCTTAGAAGTATCTGATTCTTCTTTATCTAAAGCATATTTAGCTGCTCGTACAATAACGTATTGTAACCAGCCTGAATGCCCAATA